CCTGATGGATTCAGGTATAGATGGATAAGAGCTGAAGTCGTAGGATTTCAAGATACGAAAAACATAACTGGACGTTTAAGAGAAGGTTATGAATTAGTTCGTGCCGAAGAAGTCGAAAACGCAGGCGATTATCCTGTTCTCGAAGACGGGAAATACAAGGGAGTGATTGGGGTTGGTGGCCTTCTGCTTGCGAAGGTACCTAACGAGATCGCACAACAAAGACAAGATTACATGACTGGTAGACACCAAGACCGTGATCAAGCAGTAAAAAACGATCTAATGAAGGAGCAGGATAGTAGGATGCCTATCAATGTTGAAAGGCAATCCCGTGTAACCTTCGGTGGTACGAAAAAGTAATTTTAAATATCATCGAATATAACGTTAACCGTGCTGGAAGTCTTTTCGGAGACAGGCACATAAGGAGAAAACAACTATGGCTAACACAAGTACAACTGGTTTTGGTGCTAGAATGTCTCTTGCGTTGGGGAATACACCTGCAACGTCTGGACAATCTAAATACAAAATCAAAAGTGGCTTGGGTAAAAATATCCACAATCATGCTCCTGTATCTCTTCAGTATTCTGATGGAGACACAAGCTACATTGAAGATATCACTCATGCTACTATGGACGATGGTCTAACTGGTGGTGCTTCTTGGGATGCGGATGGATCAAACATTCAACCAATCCTAGGAGTGTTCAATGGTGCGTTCTATATTGACAATACAACTGGCAAACCAACATTTGCTAATTTCGTAGCGTCAGGAACTACTTTTGCAACAAACAGCAACACTGGTAATAATGATGGCATTGGTTTTGTTAATGATAACCCTTTCCAAGAATATATTGTTAGAGCAGACGCAGCAGTAGCTGCAACTAACATTGGTAATAGAGCTAATCTTAACAACCACGGTTCACATAAAAACGGTACATCAACAGCAACTTTAGACATTCAAGCTGATAACGACGGAAGAATGTTTAGAATAATCAGATCTGCAGAAGTTCCAAATCAAGAGGATCTTTCAGTAGCTGGTGCAGACGTTGTCGTTGTATTAAATAACAGAGCTACCCTATGGGGTAGAAACGCTTAAGCCTAGAATAGGAGAACAATCATGGCAATATCACGATCACAACTAGTTAAAGAACTAGAGCCAGGTTTGAACGCACTGTTCGGCTTGGAATACAAAAGGTATGAAAATCAGCATGCTGAGATTTATACCAACGAATCTTCTGACAGAGCTTTTGAAGAAGAAGTTATGTTATCAGGATTCGGAAGTGCACAAGTAAAAGGTGAAGGTTCTGGAGTAGCATTTGACGATGCACAAGAAACTTTCACAGCTCGTTACTCACATGAGACTGTAGCTTTAGCATTTGCTATCACAGAAGAAGCTATCGAAGATAATCTCTACGATAGATTAGCTGCTAGATACACAAAAGCTTTAGCAAGATCTATGAGTAATGCTAAACAAGTAAAATCTGTTGAGCCTTTAATCAACGGTTTACCATCAACTGATACATTTGATTCAGGTGATGGAGTTAGCTTGTTTAATACAGCTCACCCTACGTTAAATGGTACTTTTCAAAATACCCTTACAACGCAGGCAGACCTTAACGAAACTTCGTTAGAGCAATCACTTATCGACATCGGTAAAATGACTGACGAAAGAGGTCTTAAAGTTGCAGCAAGAGGAGTGAAAATGATCGTTCCTCAAGAGCTTCAGTTTACAGCTGAGAGATTGATGAAATCTCAAGGTAGAACTGGAACAGCTGACAATGATATCAATGCAATCGCATCTATGGGTATGATTCCGCAAGGATACAGAGTTAATAACTACTTAACTGACTCTGATGCATTCTACATCATTACAGACGTACCAAATGGTATGAAAATGTTCACAAGAGCTCCATTGACAACTGCAATGGAAGGT